CTTGATGGAATTCTGATAAATGAACTGGTGTTGTATCAAACGCTGAAATAGATTCAGATACTAAATATCTCACCATCAAATTACTATTAACCAAGTCGTTTTTAGATGAAATATCTAATAATTTGGTTGCATAATCTTCATAATTTGTTGTGTTGAAATCAATATTATAACCATCGGATACTGGCCAAGTTATTGTATCTGTAATATATAAAATAATACCAGAATCTGATTTAACTGGGTACTTGAATATAGCTGTGTATAAAGGAATCACATCACGACTTAACAAATAATATTCAAAATCTGGTAATGAATTAAAAAAAATATCAGTTTGTATTTTTTCTGGTTTGATATGATAATTAACTTTTGACGTTGTTCCTAACCCAGAGAATGGGTTTCCTTGTACTTCCAAATATAAGTAATCATTAATTGTTTTTGTCGCTGCTGTTATATTTAAAATTGGATATTCTTGATTATCATAATAAACAACATATGATTGATAATTAACTGTAAAATTTCTTAAATTATTTGTTGCGTTGAATGTATTGACTATCGAACCATTTTGTAAATAATTCAATTCAAATTTGTTATTGATAAAATTAGTAGGTATTCTAAATGTAGAAATCTCAGTTAATGAATCATATATATAATTCTCAAAAGTATAACCATTTACTATTTGACCCGTACTTGTTTGTGTGTATGGTGTTGTATACAATGAAGCTGGCCATTTAGTAATAATATCTTCTAAAGAAACCCTCACAAATTCGGTTAATGAACCAAACCTAGCGTAGTAATTTAAATTAGTTTTATCTAAGTTTAAAATTACGGTTGCGTTATTATTTAATAATTCAGCATTAAGTGTTTCAGTAACCTTTAAGTCAGATAAAGTTAAAAAATTTGAATATTTGTTTGATACGAATGTTTTAGTTACTCTGGGTTCTAAGTTAGTAGTAATGTTAAAGTTACCCATGGTAAATAGCGGTGTGCCGCCATTACTAGCTAATTGAAAACCTACAAGGTCTGGAGTAAAATTTCTGTATTCTATTCCGTCACTATATTTTATTTTTTGTGCATATCCTAAAATTTTAACTTTATTGCTCATTTTTAAATTGTTGTTACGCTATTAAATGATTTACTAAAATCAATACTTGCTCTTTCTTCTCGAACTTCAAATAAAGGTTTACCTGTAAACCTATCTTTGATTTCGTATAAATTGTATTGTTTATAAATTTCGTTATTAAAGTTGTAAATGGTATAAATACCGTCTTCAAGCGATTTTGTTTGATTTCCAAATATACCAAACGCTAATGTTTCTATATCGTGTTCAACCATCTCCACCTCAAGCATTATTGGGTTAAAAAATGTGTTTGTAATAATAACTTGTTGATTTGGTTGACCTATATATGGAAACGCATTTGGTTTTACATTCGATGCAGAAGCTGGTGATAACGTACAAAATGTTAATGTTGAGTTATCATTAAAACGGTAACGAATTGCTTTTTGATTCGAATTAGTTAAATTTTGATTAACTGGTTCGGCTCTATTGTTTGACGTTACAACCTTAAATAAATTGTTAATTTTAGCATCACTAGCTGAAGTGTTGGTGCTTAAGTATTCAATTCTGTAACCAACTAAACCGTTATTCTCAAATTTAGTTAAAAAATTTTGTGGGATTGACGAGATATCGAATAAAACACCTACGATATCTGGATATGCTGATAAAACACCGACATCAACTATTTTTGTTCTAATTTCAATTGGTTTTATTACGATTGTATAAATCCCCTTTAAACCAAAATTCGCTACGGGTAATTTTAATGTATATAAACCACCAAAAGCTTCAAATCCAACAATATTTGATTGAGTTTTATTTGGGTTATCAATTTTGCTTAAAACCTCATTAGAATTTAATTTAATTAAAGTTGTATTACCAACTTTATCTCTTGAAGGTGTGTAATGATAAAAAATCTCTACATCATCTGGAGATAAATCAGCTGGTCTTATAGTTCCGAAAACGCCTGTTGCCATGTTTTTTTTTGTTATTCTTTTGTTATTTTATAAAAACCATTACCATATCTTTGTAATTCACCCAAATTTTTTATTTCTGACATCCTTACATGTTTATCGGTAACGCTTAATACACCTCTCTCTATAAATACATCATTTTCAATTTCTGGTTTACTAACCACACCAAATAAATATTCTTCTTTTGTTAAAGCTGATAAAGAAATGTTTGTTTCGTTTCTACCATCACCTTTAAAGTTAAAAGTAGTTATAGGTACCACATATATAATATCATCAATGATGATTGTTTTTGTTATACCAGTGTAATCTTTATAATATATACCATTTTGCTGATTATTGGTTCCAATATTAATATCTGAAACCGCATCAAAAGCATAGGTTGTTGGTTCGCCAAGACTTATAACCTTACTTACACCATTTATTAACGAGTTTTGGAAGTTATAATAGTCTTCTGTTGAGATGTTAAAACCTGGAATGTAGGTTTGTGTCTGTTTATAAGACTTTAATTCATCAATTTTACTATCAGTTGTTCCAGAAATCCTATTACTACCATAAAAATAGAAATCAGATTCCTCTGCACCAACTTCTCTAATGGTTAATTTCTCTGTTTGGTTTAAATTATCTATAATTGGTGGTGTTGAACCATTCATAAATGGAAAATTGTAACCATTCGATATTAATTTACTAATTAAAATGGAATAATCAACTGAATTTGAGTTTGTGTCACCAGAAATAAATGTTATATCTGTGAATAAACCCATATCATCATAGTTTTGTGTCAAAAAAACATTAATATAAAACGTTGTAGCTGTTAAATCACCCCATTTTTTACTACCATTAATTCTATTCGTACTATTTTCTAGTAAAATTTTATATTTTTGTACCTCCATTATAAAGCATTTACCTCAAAAAGTGTTATTGTTACCAAATCTGATGTATATTCTACATTATTTGGGGTACCAGTTGTTTTCCATTGATAAGAGTCATCTATCGTGTAATAGTATCCATTGTTGTTCCTTACTAGTATATATCTAGTATATAGTTCATGGACTAATTCATCTATAGGCAACGCAGTATCCTTAACCATTAAATTTGTTATTCTACCAGTTTTAGCGTTCCTAAAATTAGCCCTCATATACAAATATTTAGGAACATTTAATAAAAGTTCGTCCTTATAATTGTAAAGATAATACCCTTCGGTAATACCTAAAGGATTTGTTAACTCATTTTCTAATTCAAAAGTTAAATCAATTTGATTTGCTGGTTTAGGTATACCAATATTACCCGTTGCTTGTAAATCACTTAGTTTTAATTTAGAAAATAATGTCACAAATGATACCAAATTTTGTGACATAGGGTTATCCGAATCATAAAAAGCTAATTCAAGGTATGTTTGTTTAAATGATTCTTTTTTAAATTTAATATCGTCATCTGTAAAACCAACACTACCATAAGTCATCCCACTAAATAAATTCAATTTATAAACAACTTTATTTATTTGATTATCATTTTTAATTGGTGATAATCTTACTTTTTCGTAATCAATTATTGGGTTTACAGCCTTTTTCATTTCAACATCAACAAAAACACGTTCAACTAATTCACCTTGGTCAACAATTTGAGATTCTAAACTCATAGGTATATTGAAGGTTAAAGTTGAAGCCGAACCTATTGTATTTAAATTTATTTTGAAACTATTAGCAAACATCGTCACTTGTATTAAAGTTAAATTTATCTGTCATTCTATCACCTATTGGGTCAGCTGGGAATTGATTATAAAATAAATTCCAATTGTCAAATGGGTCTTGTCTTCTGACATAGAAGCAATGATTATTATAAATGTAATGACAACCATTTAAAAACGGAAAATCTATTGATGAACCATTTGCTTGGTTAAACCCAATTGGAATTAAATCCCTCCAAATAATTCTACCATCACCCAAATTAGTTGCATAATCTGGAATACCTTCCGTAAACTCATCACCTTGTTCAATATAATCTGAAAATTCTCTAATTTGAATCAAATGATGTGCGTTGTAAAAATAACCTTCTTGTCTTGGTCCCAATGTCGTAGTACCAGTTATTGGAGGCGTGTTTGCTTGTGCATTACCAAGTGAAATATTATAATTTACAGAAGGTGCAGATTCCCTATTTAATGTGTTAAAACGATGTGAAACAACAGCCAATACTGTTTCATTCAATAAATTAGTATTATATTCAACTAAATCACCATAAAAAGAAGCATCATTTATACTCACATTTGTATTTAATGGGTTATGTGAAATAAATGGTGATGAACCACCATTATGTATTTTATTTATTGCTGGAATGTCTAATAAATAAGGTAAAAAACTACTATTATTTAATTCTGGAATATAAGGTGTTTCAATACCAGAAGAAACACTACCAAATAATTCATTTGGGCTAATACCACTAGGTGTTTTAATAAATGTTATGTATATTTGTGACAATGGACGACCTAAATTATCTTTAAGACCTTCGATATTAATATCTTCATTAAAAACATATTGTGCGTTTTTATCAGTATAAACATTTTCACTAAACGCTAATTTATATACATCATAATCACTTTTATCAATCGTACCATTATTTCTAGTTTCAATTTTTTTGAATATTCTGAAATAATATTCAGACTCTACACCACCTATTAATTTTTTTATTCTTGAATTGCCACTTACAATACCTGTTGGTGGTAAATCAATCACAAAATAATAATCTTTTAAATCACCATTATCTAAGCCCAACCTTATTACAATATGGTCACCTTCATAACCACTGGTACCAGTTATTCTAACAACATCACCAACTGATAAGTTATGTAAACATGCCATACCAAAAGCAACCATAGGTTTTGTTGATACTGTTGCTGGGGTTGCCTCTACAATCATTAAACCACCATTAACCATTTGGTGTGTTTTGTCAGAACCATAAGGATATGTAATTGTTATTTCCCAATTTTTAATTGTTCCATTAGCGTTATTAAATGGGTTACTATCTGGAACAAATGAAAACCTTTGTGGTTTTGGTTCCATGTAATTAAATGTTGAAGCGGTGTTTGATAGAAGACCTGGGTTGTAGTAACCAAACCAACCATTTTTTTCATCTAAATTTTTTAAAGCTTTTGGGTAGATTGCTTCATAAAATCTATAAATTTGATTAGATTGGTCTTGATAATTAAAACCCTTCCAAGTATATAAATCGGAATATGCGCTATCATCTAAATTAAACAAAGCGTTTGAAACGTTTAAATTCACACTACCTAAAACCCTATAAAATGGACTTTCTTGTCTCTCTTTGTTAAATTGTTCACTAACATTAAGAATTCTATTCATCTCATCTGGTGGCAATAATTTACTAGTACCTTCAAGATTTATCTTTAATAAGGTATCAGTATTTACAGCCTTTTTAGATGTTGCTGAGTTAAGTATTTGTTTAATTCTATCTGTGCTCATATTAAATATTTACCGTACAACCTACGCTATCTTTTACTGAAAAAGGTTGAAATGTAATAGTTGCACTACTACCATTATTTATTGGGTCTGATGGGGTTCCAGTACCTTCACTATTAGGATAAAAAGTAATACTACCAATACCACCACTTGTCGTTACATCCCAATAATTCGTATTACTTGTATTTTGTGTTTTAGTTGCTGTTAATTGAGAATTAGGTAATGTCATAAGGTTTTTTGGTATTGACGTATTATTACTATAACATGGGCCACCACTAGTATTACTAAATCTAGCAACAACGCTTGATGAAACCAAATTTCTAGGGACTGCTGGTAGTGTTATTAAATGAGTAGAACTTGTTACACTATAAGGTATTGGTCCATTCCAAGTTGTTCCACTACTATCAATTTTATATTCTACATAAACATCTGGCCCATATTGTTGATAATTATAATTATTAATATAAAAAGCTGGTATATAATTATTTGGGTTACATTGTTTTTCCAAAACGCTTAATGGTGCTGCCGAGGTTATTAACTGTGGTGCCGAACTGATAATGTTATTGGTTGTTTGCGCTGTTGTACCAAATGAATCAACTACGGTTGTTGTATAAGAACCAACAATTAAATTGTTTATAATTGCTTGTGTTGTATAAGTATTCGGACCAGTTGTATTTAAACTATATGGTGGAACACCACCAGTAACATCAATAACCAAACTACCATTATTACCATTATAACAACTAACATTAGTTGGTGTTACACTTAAATTAATCGCTGATGGTCCAGTTATTGTTAAACCAGTAGTTATACAATGATTTGACGCAGAATCTACTATATAAACTGTATAAACACCTAAACCTAAATTCTCAAATGTGTCTAACTGTGTAACTGGGCCAGTAGAACTTTGAATTGATGAACCAGAAAAAGTGTATGTGTAAGGTGATTGTCCTCCACCTAATGATGTTACAGTTATTTTTCCGTCACTAACACCTAAACCGCTTATATTTTGTGTTACACTAACTGAACAATATAATGAAGGTGGTCCAGTTACCGATACTTCTTTTACTACTGGGTTACCTAATGAATCAGTTGCACTAATAACATATATACCCTCAGCCAAACCATTTATTGTTATTGTTCTATTGTCAAATGTTGTTGTACCATCATCAATAAGCTCCCCATTTGAATTAGTTACGGTATACGTATATTCTGGAAATCCACCATCAAATGTAAATGTAATTGAACCAGCGTCAGTTGTTAAACCAGTATTAGGTGTTGTTGATGTATCAATGATAATATCAGAAACCTCAACAAACTTACATTCATTAAAATATTTAGTATTCATTTTTTCTAATGCTGATTTTCCTGGTAACAAGCCAAAATACATAAAAAAAGAATGTTTTGGCTGATTATAATTTGTTAAAGCTGTTGTCGGAATATAACCTCTAAAATCAATATATTGTGGACCATTATCATTAGTTGTTGTAAAATCATAATATCCAAGGTTAGGTATTTGTGTATTAAAATCTGTGTCTATAGTGTTAGTAAAAATAGGGTTAACTGTACCATTGTTTAAAAGAGTGAAAACATCCCTAAATTCTTTAGAAATCTCATTTATATCGCTAGAACCTATAATACAATCAGCTACAGTTATTGAACCTGTAATTGGGTCTTCGGTTGATTCGTCAGTATCTACACCAAATTCACATATATGTCTAATATTTAAACATTGGTCTCTATTAACGTGTAATCCAAGACAATTTATACCGAAAAATAATCCTTTAGTGTTTCCACCAATATCAACCATACCGCAACTTAATAATGAATTATTATCATCAAGTTCTTGAATTTCTGGTGGTATTTTATAAGTTGATGGAATCAAGTAACTCTGCAAATTAGGTACACCTTGCCAATCATCTTTTAAAATAGAACCTAAACATATTATATCAGTTGCAAATAATCTATAAGCTGCATTATGTGTTGTAGCGGCATAATAAAATTCATTTTCATATTTTTTAACTAACCCTTCTCTTAAAGTACCGCTTTCAGTTTTTTCTTTTTGTACGTTATCATCCGTAGGTGATGCGTAACCGACTACACAACTATCTAATAAAAAATTACTACGGCAATTATTGTCTGGGTTTCCATTTTCATTACCATCAACACCAGAATAATTAGATTCACCCACAAAATCATCACAATCGTATTCACAGAATTTTTCTTGACTTCTACGACGTTTTTTATATTTCAATAAAAAACTATACAATGAACCATTTACCCAATCATTATAAAAATCAAATTGGAACATGTTTAAGGATTGAGCCATTTGAAAAGCCATACAATCATCTAAACCAACAGCATTGTCAATTAACGTACAAATATGGTCTTCAGAATCATCACAATAATAATCTGGTTGTGGTTCAGCAGCATTAAAAGCCTCACCACCATCTAAACCACCAGTTGGTTTACAACCAGGCGCAAAATATGATGGGTCATCATCGGTTGGACATTTAACTGTTAAACAACCTATGTAATTAATCTCATTAAAAATTATTGGTGATAACCCACAACTTGGTGCTAAAGGGATATAATTAATCAAATCACAAACAAACGATATAATTTGATTAACTATATCTACTATACCACCAATAATTGTATTTAAAATTTTAAAAACAGCGTTAATTGCTGGTATGATAAATGAATTCATCACATAAATTAAAAACGCAATAATTTTTATTATCAAACAAATAATACTAAATATCGGATTAACATCAGTATCTACTCTATTAAACGGAAATGGTGTTTTGTCTCCAGCACAATCATCTACGTTTTTCATTCCAATCATGTTTTTATTGTTTACACCACCAGCCGTTTGAAATCTTGAAATGAAATTTGAAACAGTATAAATTTTGTTCCAATATAAATCTTTAAAACTATTTGGTTTTGTTTTTGTTCCAAAATTATAATCTATATCATTTTTACTATAAGGATTATTAGGAACCAAAAACTTAGCTCTAGTCCTTAATCTTCCTTCACCACCAGTTTCATTCATCCCTATTTTAAACCTAACACTTGCTCTAGTTGGTATGCCGACATTCTCATCATCGGAAGGAACTAAATTACCTTCTTCATCAGTTAACATATAATCCAAATTCATAGGTACTTGATAAGCCCAAGTTCCATTATCGTCAATTAACTGGCCACCTTCAATGTCAAAATCTTCTATTTCACCATTGATGTTTTTGCGAATCATTTCTATCGTACCAGGACCAGTTACCTGTTCACAAAATAAACCAATTTTTTTTCTTGGTCTACAACGCTTATTAATACTATTTTTTGCTTGGTCACCAAAAATACCACCCATAAAGATAGCTGAAGGTGTTACTGTATAATTCAAATTAGCATCAGCTCTGGTAATACCAATTTGACATGTTTCTGGGTCACCCCAAAATGGTTGAACGTTTACACCAACATTTACGGTTTTAATTTGAGGCATTTTATCCAAATTATTACCACCTTTAAATTTATTAGGTGAATCAAATAGTTTGGGTGAACTACCTTCTCTTATTAAATCATAAGGTCTTTGTGAGATTGAACCTATATCAGAAATATCAGCATCAATGTGTAATATGTGGTTTCCTAGTGGAACACCAAATATCATAAAATCACCAGCATTATTTGTTGTGGTTGTAAACTTGTAATATTTACAATACAAACTCAACATTGTTTCATTATCTAACATTTCTCTTTTAGAAGGAAATGTACCAACTGGTGTAAAACATTTATTATTTGTATCGTTAGTGTTGGTTAAAAGATTATAACGAATTCCATCTGAATTTTTATCTATTACTACTTCGTATGGATATAATGCTTTAAGTGTTGGATTTTGAGAATCAACTTCATCAATAGGTATAAATATACTAACCTTGGCGTTTGGAACACCAAAACCATTATTTACTATTACTCTACCTACAACAACTCCATAATCAGAACAATAATTTCTATAAGCTTCTTCTTGTGATATTTTAAGTGACAAAATTTCAATAAAATCAAAATCTTGTTTTAAATTTACTTTTAAATATTTATCATTTCCGTTTGGGGTTGTTCTTATCCTAACTGAATTTCCCATTTTGTTTATTTTATTTCTTCCACCTCTAGAGGTATTAAATCTTTTTCATCATATAATGTAATATCATCATCATCGTATTCTTTTTCTTCTCGTTTGAATTTATTACCAATAGCCATTAATAATGGTTTAAAATCAATATTTTCATTCAAAACCAACATCTTAAACATAATCCAAATAATAAACATCATTATTATTGGTGATGCAGCCAAAGCTATTAAAAATACAAATGATTTTAAAACATATTTTCCTATATTTATTTTTTTGTCTCCATTTGATTCTTTTTGTAACATATCATCGATTTTGTTACCATTTTTACAATTACAATTTCCCATTTTTTTTTTATTTTTGTTTAATATAGTTAAAATTTACTATAAAGCAATATTATTTAACTCTAACACGTATATCAGTATTAGGGAATTTTACTTCAAATAAACTTACTGGGTCACCGAAAAGTGTATAGTCTTCTGAGATATCAATTTGTCTGGTTGTTTCATCCAAATATGGTTGTTGTATTTCATTCACACTATACTTACCCTCACCAACTTTATTAAATACTCTTAAATCTATAACATTTAATACACCACCAACATTATTTATATTCTCTATCAAATTAGATAAATAAATATTATCACCCATTTGAAATTTATTGATATCCATGTAATTTTGGATATTAGTAATTACTTGACTCATTATTTGTGATTGTGGTGTTTTTTTATCTACAAATAAATCCACTTCAAAACCTAAATTAATAATTTTGCCGTTGTTTACAACAACATAATCATTAAGCATTCTATAGTTTGATAAATATGTTCCTATGTTATCCCTTAAAGCACTTGTAGAAGTATTTGTTAATTTTGAATCACCATCCAAACCTAAGATATAGATATTAATCTTATTTTGTTCTTCAAACACACCACATCTAAATGGCACACCAAATTTACCGTCCATTAAAGCAATTCTTGATTGATAATCTTTAATTGTAACAGCTCTGTTTTGAGAAGAAAAATTATATCTAACTAAATTTCTAATTTCTTCTACACTTGGTTCGTTTTTACCACCTAAAGCTGGAAAAGCATTATTTACAACTAATGAATTTTGAACAGCGTTATTCATTGTTGTTGATGGACCATTAATAATTATATTTACAACACCCAAACTAGTCAACACATTTGGTCCTAGATTGGTATCTGAACCACCACCAACTCTATATCTAATAAACATAGTTGTGTTTGCTGTAGGTGTTTCACCTAATGAAAGGTTATTTACAAAATCACCTATTTGTTGAACTAAAGCGATGTTAGAATCAAAGTCACATAAACTACTAGTATCTTGATTACCACCACCTAATATTAGTTTTATAAAACCCTTGTCGGTATATTCGGTAATAAAACGTTTTGTTATTGCTGTCCATTTTCCTGGTTTAACACCAGCATTATCACTTACTTTTGAATTATCTTCAATAAAGACTTCATTTTCAGCTAAAGCACTTACTTCATACCATGTTTTATCTGGGTCTAAGAATTGCTCATATGATGGGTCTCTAGTGTAATTAGTACCATCTAATGTGATAACAGAATCAATTGATAAAACATTATTTTCTGGTAAAATAATTTCTAAAAATGGTCTTACATCAGAAGGTGTGATAACTCTTTTAAATATTTTTGAAAAACCATTTAATACAATTTCTCTTTTTGTTAATGTGTAGTTTGTTAAATTACCATTAGAATCAAAATTAGGTATTATCAATCTATTTGGGATACCACCAATAGTAAAAGGACTTGAAAAATCAATATCATTTGTGGTTTCGAAGATTTTACCAGCACCACTTACTTGTGAACCAGCAATAATCAATGGTGCATAACTAATATCAAACGTATTACCAAATGGTGGTACTGTTACTGAAAAATCAACTATTGTGATGCTTGGTCTTTTTCCTGGTATTTTTAAACCAAATGTTCTAGCCATTGAAAGAACCGAACTTCTTTGCTGAGCATAATCTATTTGAGTTTCTTGGAACATTCTATCGGTATTGAATGATAACATATCACCAACAGCCGCATTTAATTCTAATAACATCATACCTACCGAAGCATCATTAAAATCATTAAAGATGTCTGGGTAATATTGTCTGACCATATTAACTAACTCCGACCTAATGTCAGCGTAGTTTCTTGAAATATAATTTATACCTTGGTTTGCCATATTAAATTTGAATTATTACAAAATCGTTAGTTGTGAACACTTCATCGGTTATTGTATAATCTAACCTTACAACAGCTGCGTGTTCACTTTCTTCAGATTGTTCAACTATTATGTTATTAATTTGTAATTTTGGTAAATATTTTTTAACTGTTGAATGAATTTCTTCTTTGATTTTAGATAAGGTTAACCCATCTTCTGGTTCAAAAATAAAACGAAGTAAGTCAGTACCAAAATCTGGTTTATAAAGTCTCTGCCCTTTTCTCGTAAGAATTAAGTGTAATAAATCACTCTTTATAGCATCGGCATCAACGCTATTCAATTCAATAAAAAATCCATTAACACTATTTTGAAAAGGATATCTAATATTTATATATTTACTCGCCATACTATTTTAATCATAAATATAATAGTAAATCGTTTTTTTAAGTAAATAAGTAAATAAAAAAAGCCCCTTTAATAGGGGCCTTTTATTTTAAGTTGTGCAACCAAAGCATTCAAATTGACTATCTTTTGGTTTTTGTTTTATATTAGTTGTTATTTGTCCAGTTGCTAATTTTGAGTTAGCTTCTAATTTTGACTTGGTTCTGGTATAATAAACACCAGTTTTTAATCCACCCTTCCATGCATACATCAAAGCACTAGCAATTTTACCATATTTTGCTTCCGCATGATAAACATTTAATGATTGTGATTGGTCAATAAATTTATTTCTGATAATTGACAAATCTAAAAGAGTTTTTTGCGGTATTTCCCAAACATCTTTGTATCTAAATCTAATATCTTCTGGTATTTCAAGAATATTTTGAACACTACCTTTATTTTTAATGACTTTATCAATCATTTCATCATTCCATAGGTTATTTTCAATTAAATCATTAACCAAATACTTATTAATAACTAAAAATTCACCTTGTCCAACTCTTCTAGTAAATAAATTATTGGTAGCTGGTTCAAAAGATTCAAAGACACCCAATAAAATTGCTGATGAAGCAGTAGGCATATCAGCTAAACCAAGGCTATTTAACATTGGTATAGGTTGACCTTCTGGTAAAGGTGACCACCCTTCAATATATGTTTCACCTTTTGAATAACGGCTACCTTCCCATGCTGGATAATTTTCACCTTTTTCTATCGCCAATTTCATTGATTCATTAACAAATGCTTTATACATTGTTTCAGAAATATCTTTATTCCATTGTTTAGCTTCTTCACTCTCGAAAGATATTTTTTTCTTAGCAAAAAAATCAGCTAAACCAGCTATACCTATAGCTAAAGCTCTTTGGTCTAAACCAGCCGCTTCACTCCATTCGTCAGACCATTTGTTTTTGTCTATAACTTCATTTAAAGCTTTAACTAAAACTTTAGTTGTTTTGGCTATACTTTCTAAGTTATCATGTTCTGATAAGTTTACAGATGCTAATGTGCATTGTGGTGTGTATTTAGGTTTAGAAGCTTGTAGGATTTCTATGCACAAATTGGATTGTTTGATTGGACCAATATTGTCTTGCATGTTACGTTTATTCGCATTGTCTTTGAACATAACATATGGTCTTCCGCTTTCTACTTGTGATTTAACTATTGAATCAAAAATATCTTTTGGGTCTACTTTTTTACCCAAACCCATTGCAATAGCTTTTTCATACTCAGCATTAAATTCATCACCCCAAAGGTCATAAAATGGTCTAAGCCCAGCTTTTTTAATATCATTAGGGCAAAATAGATACCAGTCTTCACCTTTTTCTAATTTTTCCATAAAAAGGTCATTGATAACTACTGACGTAAATAAATCACGTGTTCTTAATTGTTCATCACCAATGGGTAATGTAAGTTCTAAAAAATCAAATATGTCTCGGTGCCATAAAGATAAATATAACGCACAACTTCCAGAACGAGAACCTTGTTTGTAGAATCTCATTTTACCTTGTACCATATCGGCTAGTCTTACCACACCACCAGCATTACCTTGAAACGACTCTACGATGCTTTCCTTGCTTCTAAGTGGGTCAATTAATAAACCAATACCAGAACCTTCTTTTGATGCAGCAGAAATCTTAGAAAGAGTGTTTTCAATACCTTCAAATGAATCATCTTCTAAATGGGTTAAATTACAACTAATCATACCACCTCTTTTAGATATACCAGCATTAGTATAAGTTGGTGTGGCAAAATTACCTCTTTTAGCTTTTAATTCCTCAAGTAATTCAGCTTTATCTGTTTCGTTGTCATCATAAAGATGTTGAGCAACACGTTCATACATACATGAAGGTAATTCAATTGGTGTTTTATTATCATCCCTCATTGAATACTTTTGTAAAAATGTTGTTGCTGCAAAAAAATCATAAGTCATATCAACCGCTTGTAATTCCTTATTAATTAATTTTGATTGACGACTAAGAAGAATTCTACCACCTAATAATGAATAATCTGGGTGTTGAATAATCTTATCAGCCGCTTTAAAAGCTATAATTTCATCAATTTCTGTTGTTGTTATATTATCACTAATTAAAGGAATCACCTCTTGAAATAACAAGTCGCAATCAACACTAAGACCATTTGCTTGTGTTTTTATTCTTGTTAATATTTTATTAGGCATGAACGCCTGTGTTGTTTTATCTCTTTTTAAAATTCTCATATTCTTAATTAAAATTCTTCATCAAATATACCTTCCATAGTCGTTGGGATATCAACTCTAGTATATTCACCTTCTCTTTTTTCAAAAAAATTATTTTTTGATGATAACCCAATTCTTGACATATATTCCAATGGATTACTTACTTTAAACTCGGTTGCACAACCAAAGTCGTTCAATACTACGTCAGTGACATATTGAACATATTTAACCATATCTTCTTTTGTAATACCTTGAAGTCCATCTGGCATACTTTCTTCAACAAAAATCTTTTCTACGTCATAACAACCTAAAATTATTTTTCTCAATTCATCAGCTGATAATTTGTAATCGTCTTTAAGATAAGTCTTGTAAAGATTCAAAGCAAATTCGTAATGAAATGTTTCATCTCTTAGGATAAGTTCATTCATAGAAGCTAAACCAGGCATCTTATTACGACTTCTAAACCAAAATACACCAGAAAATACACTTGAAAAAGCAATACCTTCAACACATGCAAAAGCAACTAATCTATGTGCAAATGATGGGTGTTGAATCCAGTTCTCAGCCCAATCAGCTTTCTTAGAAACAGCCACATTGGTTTCCATTGAATTAAATAACTCATCCTTTTCTGTTAGATTTTTGATATACGTATCTATAAGAAGAGAATAACCATTGGCATGTACTTGTTCGATAAATGTTTGGTGTCCATAGAAGTATTGTGCTTCTAATACTTCAACTTCATTCAAGAAATTAGTGGCTAGGTTATCAATAACCAAACCATCAGAAATTGCAAAGAAAGCCAAGATATTTTTTAGATAAGTTTTTTCATTATCTTTTAATTCATCAAATTTATCCTTACTCAAATCAGTTTCTTCAGCGACCCAAGTTTGTGATTCCGCTTTTTTATACATTTGCCACAAATCATTATGAATGATTGGAAAAATAGAATATCTTTTTTTTAGTGTTTTATCTTTTAAATACATTTTTTTTTATTAAACTTTTTCTAATTCACCTTCAGTGTTATTCAACACATTTTTTCTAGCTTGAAAAGCTGTTAAAACAGTAGCGGCACGTTCAGTTTCATTAGTCTTCTTATCTTTCTCATGTTGTGAAAGAGTTTTACCACCACCACTTTGGCCCATATCTATTTGTATATTAGCATTGTTGAAAACGATGTTTTCAAATACAACACCATCAATACCAAAACGTGATTTTAAAATAGCCATAGTTGCTCTTCCTTCTAATTTTTGGTCAAGATTTTTAGCAATAGAAACTATAAAATGACCAATTTGTCCTTTCTTTATTGAACCACCCATTTGGTCTGATTGTACTATATTTGAACCAATAGAGCTTCTATTACCTTGAACAGCAGTCCACCCAGCAATATCTAATTCAGCCAACATCGACTCAAATTGTCTCATTACAGCACCTTCACCAACATATGTATCATCATAGTGTTTTGAAGGAACTATACAATCAATATAATCTAATAAAATAATATCTGGTCTAAAACCTTCAGCAATTCTTTTCTTAATGTATTGACGTATCATTGGCATCGTTGTACCATCACTAGAGAATTTTTTAAGTTTTAATTCTCCAACCCTACCTGTAATACCAACCTTAGTTTTTTTCTCTTCACACATCTGAATCAATTCGTCTTTGTGATTTGATAATGAATTTAATTCATACCCAGACCAACAAGACAAATGTTTTCTTTGAATTACTTTTGGATTATCTTCAAAAAATATTTGCAAAACATTATAACCATCATTTACAGCAGTATTTGCTATCTTTGTAATCATTGTGGTTTTTCCAATACCAAAAGGAGCCAATATTAAAGCCAATTCACCCTTTGATAAACCACCATCCATGATTTCATCTAACCCTTCAATACCTGTTCTAATAGGTTTTCTGAAATCAGCTTGTAATACTTCACCGATATTATCCATAACACTAACACCATCATCATCAACATTACCATGTTCAATCGCCTTTTTTAATATGGCAACCAATTCTTCGTAATTCTCATCTTCACCTTTATCGATAATACCTTGAATTTTTTTTACTGATTTCTTAAGCTCTTGTTGTTTACAAAAACGCATAGCTATTTCTTGCACCTTTTGATAATCGTATAGGTCAACTTCTTTAATCTTAGCTAAGGTTCTAACAATAAATTTTTGTTGTGCTACATCAGTAACTTCTTCTAAGATTCTAAATTCAATACTACCCATATCTGGTACAAAATCTTCCTTAGCTTTAACATCTTTTAAATGAGCAACTATCACCCTCACGAACGGTTCTTCAAAATAATTAGGGTCAATTATATCTATAATTGAAGAAGCAAATTTTCTGTCGATAAGTAGTTGCGAAACTAAACGATATTGATACTCAATACCTAAATGAGAAAGATTTTCTTTAATTACTTTTTCCATAATTATAAATATCTTAAGCCATTAATTTATTTGAAGAATCTTGCGATAAATGATATTTAATTTCCGAAATAATATTCGGAATTATTTCTTTGATATCCACAGCATATCTAACCCTTGGTGGGTAATAAGTTGCGCTAAAAGCAGTTTTCATAATGGTTCTTTTCTTAACCTTGATTTCGAATTGAAATTCATCATTTTTTTCTGGTTGATTTTTAATATCTTCTTGGTTTTGAATAACATAAGGGTTATAATTATCCCAAAGGTATTCATAGGTTTTATTTTTAAGGTGTAAGGGTATTATACCTGGTAAACCGTATTCACCATTACTGATACCACACACTGCATCAGCAAGTTCTTTTAAGTTTGAAAAATGGGTTGTGTTTTCATTCAAACCTTTAATGTTAAAAAATCTTTGACAGATAATTTTGTTATTAATACTAAGGACGAATTCATATGGAAGTTCGTCAAATTTTTTTGTTTCTAAATTACTCATAAAATTATGTTACGTTCTCTTGTTATTAGTTTTTTAAAGGGTAAAAGGTATTCAGCATATCTAGCTTCACCTAATAATTTATCTAAACCATCTCTCTCCATCATGGTAAAGACATTTTTTAGTTCCCTATTTGTATCTTCGAGGGTACCGTTAATTAATTGGTCCAATTCTTCAATACTTCGTTTAGTCATAATTGGTGTATTTAAATTCATCAATTTATCGTTGATTTCGTATAACATACCTTTATGAACACCATCAGTAACACCATCTATAATGTTTTGATAAACTTTAAGTGGTTTTTTCTTTTCTTCCTTTCTTTTTGATTGCTTTTCTTTAGCAATTTCTATAATATCGTTTAAGGTTAATACTTGTTGTCCTAATTCTGGAAATTCATTTTTAAGTGTTGTATCACCAAGACCTTTTACCCCCTTTATACTATCACCACTATCTCCAATTAATATCTTTACTAACAAAGAATTCTCTTGTCTGTACCAAAAATACTTATTAAAATTATCTTTTCCAACATAATCTCTCAAATCCAAAAAATAAATTCTTATATCATCAGAAATTAATTGGCAAAAATCTCTATCTAATGAAGCAATTGTTATCGATTCATTATAATCTTTGTTAAGGCAATAGTATGCTATGAAATCATCAGTCTCAACTACTTCATCTTTTAATTGTCGGATATACATTTCATTAATGTATTCCCAAACTATTTTTCTTTGAATTAATTCTGAATCATCTACTGGGTATGTACCATTAATGTAATCTTTACCTCTATCAGATTTATATGCTGAGTAAAAATCATAACGTAATTTACCACTTAAATTACCATCCCAAAAAATAAACACCTTGTGGTATAAATCTTCAGTTAATAATTTTCTTAACGTGGTTAAAAACGCATATAGACCTCCCACATGAACCCCTTTATAATTGTACTGATTCTTGGCCCCAAAAAAACCAAATTTAAAAAGGGCATTACCATCAATCAAAAGAGTGTGAGTCTTTTCTTCTTTTTTTTCACCATTACGTGGTGGCCTTCTATTCAATTCATTTATTTTAAATGGTTAATATCTTAATCTTCAGAATCTTCTTCTTTTTCAGATGAAGAACCAGATGATTGTAGTTTTTCAATTAAAAAGTCTGCATACTCTTTTTTATAATCTTCCAACTTATCTGGATTCCAATAACCATGAGCAGTAGAAGCTATTTGACCTTGTTTTTCAATACCATTAACATGATTTTTAAAACACTCAATATCAACCACAATTCCGTAGTTATAAGTTTTACCATTCCTTGTAACCTCTTTCTTTTTTGATGATGATGTGGTTTTACCACCTAAATGGAAATTTAAACGAACACCATATTTAAAACCCTCACCACCATTTTGCATAATTGTTGGTTGACCAACAGGGTTTGGTTTTAACCAAATTTTTTGTACTGTAACAAAGGTATTAATAAAAGGTGATGTTTCTCTACGAGATGCTGGAATTCTAAAATTTAAAATAGATTCAAACTCTCTTTTTAACGCACCAGCCGTCCACATATTATTGTTTGTGTTGGACATAGCACCTTGAAAACACCCAATTGAACCTATAGAATCCCAAACAAATGTAATATTTCGTTGTAATTCACCTTTAGCTTGTTTGTCTAAAATTAAATTCATTGCTCTAGCGATATCTTCAACAACAGGCACAAACCTTAACGGTTTTGTTGTGTCTTTACTAGCAGAATAATCATACGTTGAAAACATATTCAATAAATCACTACCATCAAAATAAATAAAATCATCACCGTCATAAGCCGTAATTTCTCCAGTTTCTTCATCAACTATTTCATCAAATTTAAAACCAACTAATTTAGCGTGTTCCCAATCAAAACTTTTTTCAGTATCAAATATTACAATATAGTCACCTAATTTTTGACCACCAACAATTGTTTCATAAATACCAGTTGATTTACCGACATCCGAAAACCCCCTAAATTGTGTCACATAGCCACGAGGAACACCTGGAAGTCCAACAGCGTCATAAAACCCTTGTTTAAAAGGAATCCAACTTAATTCTTTATCTTTTACATTTTGACCTTTTAACCCCAAAGAGTTTTTAATATCTTTATTATCAAAAGGTTTTTTATTTATAGGTGATTTATTTTCACCATCTTCATTTTTACTAGGTCTTTTTGCCATATTCTTTATATTTTTGTAAAAAAAAAGGGCAATTCCTCACCCCTTTTTTTAGTTTATTTTTAAAATTTATTTACCATTCTAAAAAGGCAAATCATCGGTTTCATCTTCTTTTTCGTTAGAAGTTTCAGCTGTACTGGTTGATTGAATAATGTTTTGTTTAACATTTTCAATACCCATTGTTGTTTCTGATTCAGACGCATCAACAGGCTTGCCATCAGATTTCTTTACAAAACAACCTTTTTCTTTATCCCAAACTGGTGTACCGCCTTTTACAACGATTTCCATATACTCGTAGTTTTTCACTGGGAAAACAAATTGCCATGTTTTATCGTGTGATAACCAAGCTTGTTTTGTTGCTTCGTCAGTGTGTAACGGTGAAGGGTCTATTTGTGCTACTGATGTAACAATAGGAACACCATTTTGGTTTCTACCAACTGTTAAAACTAAATCACGACCAGTTTCTGGGTCAGCAATATCTTTTTTAATCGCATTAATAACACCAAAAATTTTGTCATAAATCCCCTCTTTACGACCATCATGGTTAAATCTCCAAAATTTAACACCATGTGCTTCGTTATCACGGTCAATAACCTTAACAACGTAAGTCAAACGTGGTGCATATTTACCAGCTAATTTAGCATCATCTTTATCACCAGTTGCATATAACGCATCTTTAGCTTCACAGAAAGGACATGATTCACCTTTCAATTTTTGTAAACATGCAAATGTTTTAGATTTACCGTCTACATCACCTTTGTGTGTCCAAACTTCTACAAACGGAGAACCATTTGCTACTGGTAAAATACGGATTGTTTTGGTTGCAGAATTTTCACCATCTTTTAACATATGACTGAAATAAAGATTCTCGTCATACTTAAACGCATCTGCTGATTTTGATTGTTTAGGTGCTGTGTTTTTTTGGTACTGTGCCATCATAGCATCTAACGTACTTGTTTGTGTTTCTGTACTCATTTTTTTTCTTGTTTATTTAATATATATGTTATTTATTTTCTCTTGTTTTCTTTTACTAATATACTAAAAAATACAAAAAAGTCAAGCGATTTTTTTAATTTTTTTTGTATGTTTTTCATTACAAAGACAATAAAACTAAACATTTTTTAAATAAACAAGTATTTACTAAAATAAATTAAAAAAGCCCCATAATTGGGGCCTTTTTAGATATCTTCTTCTTCGAAATCGTTAATGGTTTCCTCAAAATAAAGGTTCTCATTTAGATTGAACGAATCTCTAACTCCAAGAGAATTATATGTATTATCAACATCTGATTTTGTTAACACATATTCCTTTGGTTTATTATCCATAACATCATAAACACCTTCTTTGTCAGACCAATAATCACTTAATTTTTGGTTAAATGGATATGAATCAAGTGACCTCATTTCAAGTTTTTCAACTGGTGTTGGGTTTCTTTTTATCATTTCTTTTTCTAAACCATCAATTTTATCACTAATAGCCGACATATTAACTAACCTACGTTCTAAATCACTTAATTTTTGCATTAATAATTCAGTATTCTTTGTTGCACGGTCAGCCGAATCTTTAGCTTCTTTCGAACCCTTAACAATTGATGTTACATCAACTTCTACTTCATCTTCAGCTGGTAATTGAGGTAAAGGTGGGTTATTTTCTGTGCCGCTTTCAGCATCACCCCCAGCTTCATTTCCAGCATCATTTCCAGCATCACCCCCAGCATCATTTCCAGCGTCATTTCCAGCATCATTTCCAGCATCATCAAGACCTATTTCAGATGCGATATCTTCAGCGGACGATTCTAAATCTTTTGGGGTATCACCCTCTTCTTCGTCAAGTGCTTTATCACCCAATATTAATGGCTTTTTATCATCACCAGTAATAAAAGTGTATTCAGAAATCATTTTAAACTTCTTAAGTTCTTGTTCAAATATTTCTTGATTGAATTTTTTTCTCATTAGAATAAAAGTTGTCTTCCGTCTTCAGTTATTATTTTTTTATTTACACGTTCAATAATACTCTTATCACCTTTAATAACGCATACACCACTTGTACAATCAAGTTCTGGATTTTGAGTTTCTAACATAGAATCTAACGCTTTTTTTAAATCTTTTTCTTGGTCGTTAGTAATATTATTTGTTTTTACTGTTTCCATAATTTATAGTTTTATTAATAAATATCAGAAAAACCTAAAAAATACGCTCTATATCTAAAATTGATAGTTCATTATCTTTAAGAAAAATAACCTTATTTTTATATTCCGACCAATTTATCATAATTGTTTTTTTGTCTACATCAGAAGCACCAATTAATTCTTCTATAAGCTTATTTAACGCATTAATAGTATAAAATGTACTTACTTTCTTATGTATAGTTAAGAACTGTGGAAATTTTGTTTTCAAATTAATGTTGGTTTTAGTTAAATCTAACTTAAAAGTAACCAAGTATTTATTTTCATCATTTAAAATATTGAAACAAAATACTTTATTCTTGGTAATATTAAAATTATCAAGTAAAAAAGAAATAAACGAATCTATTCTTTCTTTAAAGACAAATACAGCTATTAATTTATTGGTTTTCATTTTTTATTGAATACAAAAGTGGTAAAAAATACTCTTTGTTTCCGAGCACTTGTATTTCTCTTTTGTAATTAATAAATATAGTATCTTCTTGTAAAAAAGTTAAACTTTTTAATTTAATTTTTGATAATAATTTATCTACGTTAAACCTCATGTATCTTAACATTTCCAAATCCAATCCAAAGATTAAATTTTCTAAATAAATAAATACATTATCCTTATATTGAACCGATATTACTTTTTCAGCTGAAAGAATCTTTCTTAGTATTCTCTTTAACTGTTTTGGTTTATGTAATAAGAAATCGACATGTAAATATTTGATATTATTAGTTAATTTAGAATAAACCACCTGTGTAAACTTAGATAAATCCTCTTCGTATTTATCTCTTTTTTCTGTACGTTTAAATGTCCAATATGAATTGGTGTCCACCTTAAACTCCAAAATATCAAAATCTGGATATAACTCACAAATCAAATCAAAACCAACAATCAAGGTTGGTAACGTCTTATCTATATCGTTAATTGATTTAACAACCTTGAATATTTCAGATACCTTAATTTCATCCTTACAAACTATATTACCTAATATCATTTGGCAATTATACCATTAATTTTTCAATTAAGCAACATTTGAAAAATTTGGACTATTTGAAGCAATTGGATTTTTTTTACCATATGCTATTGAACTTGGGCCCACAAACCAACCAAAAATTTGATTATCTCTTTCAACTAAACCAACCCTACCATTAAGTGGTATTCTATCTTTTATTGTATTTGAATAAAAGTCGGTTCTACCACCTATAAATTGTTTAGATGAATTAACTAATGTTGTGTTTTTCAAAGCTTTTACAGATTTTTCTATTTCATTTTTAGCAACTTGTTCAGAAACATTTTTAGATTTCATAAAAGCTTTAATCGCAGTATTTTTATTGTTTATACTATTAAACTCTTGTACAGCTCTATCTACTGGTTCATATTGGTTTTTTGCTATTATTAACCCTTTTATTGTATTTGAACCATATAGTTTAGAATCTAATCTGTTATATATTGATTGAGCAACATCACACCTACCTTGGTCTGTGCCATTTTCTAATGCACAAATCGCAACTAAGGACCAATAATCAGCGTCTGTACCTGTCGCTACTGTTCCAGAATTAGAACTAATATCGACACCAGTTCCTATTAATTTTTTAGAATTGTAATAAAAATTATTTGTTTTTTTAACTAAAATTTTATATTCACTAACAGGTTGATTTAAATAACCATTATCTAAATTAATCTGTTTAAGTTGGATTGTGTTGGCTATGTTACCACCGACTATATATGCTTTATTATTTTCTACATTATATATAACGTCACAATGACTAGCAGTATAACTTCCGCTTCTTTTATAACACATTAAATCACCAATTTCTGCTTTTATTTTTAACCCAGAATTTAATGAAAAAGCTTCATATCCGTTTTTTCCTTTCATTGCATTGGTAACATAATCATAATGCATTGGTGATTTTGGAAAACTTTTATCACCACCTAACATTAAATAAGAGGTAAAAACAGCACTCCATGGTGTTGTATCATTAGCTGCGCTTTCAGAAGATATACCTGGAACTTCTTTAACGTATACATCTAAAAATTGTACACCATCTTGTTCTTTAATACTTCCATTTTTCCAATTAGAAATTTCTTGTAACGCTCTGTCTGTTAAAGCTTTTTTATTTGGTAATTGACTATTTTCTATTGTTTTTACTGCTGGTGTGTTTAATAATAAATCATTGTAATAATCATCAATATAGTTTTTACCATTTACGCTATTCGTGTTTACTGTTTCATCTATACCATCAATACCAATAGATTCTAATAACGACATATAAAATTCAGATTCTTTCATTAATTTAGTCTCAATATTTTTAATTCTAACACCAGTAAATGATGTGCTCATATGGTTAGGTTTTATATTATGTTTAACATGGGTAATCATATACGCACCATGGAACATGGGTATATTATTCAATTGAAAATACATCATAGGTTGAATCATGGCATTGCCCATCATTTCAACTTCAGCTTTGTAACTTCTTACAGAATAAACGTTAAATATGTTTTGACCACCATATGTTCGACGATTTTCAGAACCCTTTGTAGCTATATCATCTACTATTTTTAAAGATTCGGCTGTTTCAGAAAATTCATTTTGGTCCAATATAATATCTTTAAAAATATTTTGATTTTGCTGTGAGTAATTAACAGCAAATACTGCAACGTTATTTTCATGAGATTCTTTTTCTTGATAAAAATCTTGAGCTAAAGAAGTTTCTAAATTACCCTCAGAATCACATCTAAAATCAACACCATCATTTGGGTATTCAGAAGCATTAAAATTTAAATTCTTTGATGTTTGACCAACATAAACACAAACAAATGAAGGACCTATTTCACCATTATCAAATGCTTCTAAGGTTGTCATTGGTGTAAACATTTTAACTAAATTTTTTTCATTAAAATTTATAAATGACGGTAAAGCAATAAAATCAAAATTATTTGAACTCAATAAACTACCAACAACATCATAAAAACTTGAATTTTGGTTTTCTTTTAAATAACTAATAATTGGTGTTGGGTTGATAATGAATTCATCACCTATATCTCTAAATGACCTATTGACAAATCGGAAACTATCAATTAGTCTTATTTCCTTTCCAACACCAGCCAATTCTTTATCTAACCCATTTCTAAACTCATTTTTACCAAACATTAAATTAATTAAAGAATCGGTACCCCCAATCCATTTATCATAAATGTTTTTACATGTTCTATATAGTTGAAATTTAATTACAATATCACTATCACTGCCAAATATTTCATTTTTTTGTTGTTTCTTTTTTTCATCAACTGTTTGACTGTTTTGTTTAGAAAAATTACTGGTACAAGTTGAAATAAATGTGTTTAAATCATCATCACTAACAAAAATATTACTCATTTTTTCATAACAAGTGTTGCAGAATGTTTTTTCTTGTTGCCAAATTCTATAAGTTGTATTAGCTATATATACTTCTTGAGTCATTAATTCTAATATCATATTAACACCATCTGAATTATCTTTTAATTCAGTCATGAAATTGTATTTAAAATCATCATTATCTTCATATGGTGAAAATATGATATAATCATTTAAAACTTTTTTACCGTTATTTTCCGCATTAAATAATGAAAACATTTTTTCTTTTCTAAGCGTACCATCTGAATATAAACCACCACCAGCACTTATATTTGTTAATAATCTATTATATGTATTAACCCAAGTTGTTGCTGTTGTTGGTTTAAATACCTCTAACTTATTTTTTAAAATCGACCAATCTGATTCTCCATCTCTTAATTTTACAAAATCAAAAAATACTTGTTTAAATTCATTTTTAACTTGGTCTGGTAATTGCAATAATGTATTATCTAAATCTATAAAATCATCATCTTCATCCTGTGGAAACACCATAGAACCAAATTTATAAATACGATTATCATCAGAATCGTGTTTTAGATATTGTAATTTTTTTGGTGTTACAGTTGAAACATCCCAAGTAGGGATTAGTGATTCTGTTCCTTTAGTCCAGTTTATTGGGTCTGAATTACCAGAACCACCACTTTTTATAATATTTGTGCCTTTATGGAAAATTGGTTTTGATGAGTCAGCTCTCCATAACATTCCACCAATAAACGCAACCCATAATTTAGGTGCCGAAATAAAACCAGCCCTATTTCCAAAAGTATTTAATATTTCATTAACATTAAAAATGCCTTTTGGTTGGTTATCATTTTCAGAAGAGTATAAACCATTCCAAGGTAATGTATGTAAAAACAATAAAGCTTTAGCATAATCACCATCAAATTTAAGAAATATATTACCTATTTGTTCATTATATAAACGACTACCAAATAAACCAATTGGTGCACTATCTGAATCAGAAAACGCAGAAATTTGAAAACCAATAAATGGATATGAAACATTATCGCTTTTTTCTTCAATAAAGCTTGATAATAAAATTCTATTTTTACCTAAAGAATCATGTGTTGTTTGCTTACCTATCGTATATTTAACCGCATCTTGTATTTTTTCAAATTGTTTTATCTTATCACTACCTATATCGTAAGGTGTTATTTTTTCTTTTCTTTTATAACAAACAGAACCCATAGCGAAAGGTTCATAATTAAAACCACCTTCTTTAATATCGCTAAAGAACATAATTCTATATTCAGCTTTATCCATTTTATCAACCCCATAATTTAAAACTTTATAGTCTTGTATTGAATATGGACCAGAATATTGATTAAAACCAACTTCATTAAATTGTTTATTAAACTTTTCTTGTGGTAATTTTAAAACATCTAATAACAATGTACTGCTTTCATTTACAACACTAGTTGATTTTATAGATGATTTATACGTGTCTGGTGAAATAATTTTAATATATACACCACCATCATCTTCTTTTTGATTAATCGTATTATTTGGATTTAAATAATTAGATGATGTATAATTTGTCAAAAATAAGTTTCCTTCTTCTGCTTTATTTTTTGTGTTCTCTAAAAAACTAAATTGATATTCAAATTTGTTATCATTAGTTGTTATTGGTAATATTTTTTTTGTTTGTGAATCATAAATAAAATTATAATACCAATCATTGTTTAATTTTTTAATTAAAGAAACACTTTCATTATTATTTTTAGCTTTAACATCAACAAAATCTTCTTTTTTTAATTGTGATAATGATTTTTTAATAACATCATTATCAATCAAAGATAATATAGCTTCACTTTCTTTATTTGCTATATCAACAATTTCTTCTTTTGAAAGTTTATAGTTAGTGTATCCAATATAAATAAAAGCTCTTTCCATTAAAAGAGCAATAACTTCTTCTTTTGTGTTAGCTTGAATTCTTTTATAAGGAAATGAATCAATAAATAATCTTGTATCTATTGGATTTATTGGAATCCAATTAGAATTATTTAGTTCTGATGCAATTTCTATATCAGCTATTTTTTTAGCTGATTCGATAAAAGCTTTTAATAAATCATCAATAAATATTGTCTCATCTATTTTACTTGCATCTAATACATTGGAGTTACCTAAATATTTTTCAACATAAGCACCTTTATTAACTGCATCTGGTTCCCTATACTCTGGCCATGGATAAAAATTTTGATTTAATTTGCTTGAAGCGTCATTATTTGTTGTTTTGTTTACACTTGTTGATTTATAATCAAATGAATTAATAAATTTTTTTTCTAATTCGGATTTTCTAATTGGGCTTGTTGTCGCTTCAGTTGCCACATCATATAATACATGCATAAAAAGTTCAACGGCAGCTGTAAATGAACCAACAATTGCTCTAATTGTTGGTTCAAATTTTATTTCTTGTGTTATATTGTTTCTTAAAGTATTAGCAACCTCAATCTTTAAATTATTACCTTCTTGTTTTAAATTTGTTTCAGTTTCATTTAAAATTCTTAATTGTTCTCTGAAATCATAAACATCAAACACCTTTTCAAAAGCAATGTTATTTTGACTACCGTAAATTTTTAGTTCCTCTCTTGTTTTAACTTTATCTAAAGCTTGAGACAATTCGCTTGTTAAAGTATTAGTTGAATTTAATAATCTTAAACTTAAACCTTTATATGTTTTAACATTAGAAAAACTTAATTCTTTTTCATTTAATGAAATATCTGAAAACATTTCAGTATTAAAAAGTTTTACGTTTTCTGCTATATTTTCGTTGTAAGTTTTTATAGCATCATTTAATTCCGTATTTGTAGTTTGTGCAAAAGGGTTTGCAAAAGGGCTTGTTGTTTGTTGTTCAGTTTGTAATGGAGCAAAAATTAAAGGCCCAACTTGTGTGTTAGTTGTAAAATTATCTTTAAGTACAAATTTAAAATCGGTTGCATCTTTATTAATATTAAAATCACTTTGTCCAAATGTGTTTATATTCGATTTAAGTGTTGTTATTAATTCCAATTTAGAATCTAATTTTTTTAAATCAGCAACATTTGGGTCTGAATCTTCTAATTTTTTTACTCCTTCATCAATCTTGCTAATTTTTTCAGCTAACTCATCTAATGTATATAAATTACTTCTAGTTTCTTTTATTTGTTCCCATTTTTCTTTGCCTTTTTCTGTATATGGTATTGCTCGTAAATAACCAATTAACATATCTGAAAGCATAGCATATGTATACCCAATAAAATTAGCTGTTATTTCAAAATTACCAGTTTGTGAGTTAAATCTTGCATTGAATTTAGTTAAATGCAAATTATACTTAACAGGCATACCATAATACCCCTTAACCGTTAATGTGAATATAGGGTATGGTAAACTGAAAAATTCAGCATATTTGTTTTGACCATTAGCTATAAATTCTTCATTTTGAAAAATGGCTGAACCTCTTAAATCAATAAAATTAATTACTATCAACGGTGCGTAAGATGAATTAAAATCAATATCAATAGATGAAATACCCAATGCTTGTTGAACATTTGGCTCGTTTAAATTAGTTGTTAAATCAGTATAACTTGTTGTTAATGCTTTTTTACCAGCAACCTTATCACCTTCAATAAATGTAACGTAAGAACCCTCTGTTGATATAAATGTGCTACTTATGCCATTACTATTTAATATTGTTCTAGCTTTTTTTGTTGTTTCTAATTGAACATAGATTGACAAATCTTCTAATGGTACAGAAATATTATTTGATAAATTTTGTCCATCAAAATCATTAGGGTCTATTAATAATGTTTTCTTGGAACTACATGAAATCTTATTCGCCATATAATGTTCTATAATTTTCTATTTCATTTGTATATCTAGTTATCGCACTTTCAAAAGGAAATGGAATTCTTAATACGGTTAAATCTGGTATGTTAAATTCTAACCCACCAAATTCTGGATTAGCTAATTCTATTAACCAACCACTATATGGGTTATTGTAATACGTTTCACTGATTTTGTCAAGTCTACTAACACCTTGTTTGTAAATAGCACTCTTATCGGATGATAATGGTGGTATTTTTATGCCTGGAAGTGGTAGAATATTACCATTGGTTCTAAATTTGCTATATCTATCGAAGTAACTACTCATTGTTTTTGTTTTAATATAAATATAATTTTAATATTTATTTTGTAAATATTAATTATAACCCCATGGACTTCCAGCACCACCACCACCAGGTAATCCTCCTTCAAATCCTCCAAATTTACCCTCCCACTGTTCCTGTTCTTTCTTTGATATATAGTTAGAAATCCAAGGAGAGTCACCAAATTTATTACCTAATACTTCAATTGAAATATAATAAAGATATGATTTTTTATACTTTAAACCATCATAACTATTAGCAAAAAAATATTTTTTACTTGTGTTACTTCCAAGAACGCCAACACCTAATTCTCGTTTAAAAAATGAATTTAATGGGTCAATTAAATATAATCTAAAATTATAATTTTTACTTAATGTATTAGATAAAACAATTTCTAATTCACCTATAAAATAATCACCACTAAGTTTTTTTGATTCGCCATATTTAACAGATATTATTTTATTGATATCTGGTTGTGTTTGAGTAATTAAAGGAATATTTTTTTTTATTGCTTCATCATTTGCTTTCTTTTGGTCAATAATTGGATTTGTATCATCAACATTAATTGGTGGTATTACTTCTTTTTTTACTTCTTCTTTTATTGAATCATTTTTTAATTGGTTTTTATCTATATAGTCAGCTCTTGGGTCATATACTTGTGCGTTAGCATAATAATTAAATGATAATGCATTTTGTAATTTTTGAATTGGACCCATTAATGAACTACCACCAATAAATTTAAATGACATATTGACATTAGCTATCATTGGTTGTACCCCAATACCCTCTGGATTTAAATCCCAAACTAGTGGTTCATAATCAAATGCGATATTATCAATAACAATTTTCGTATTATAAAAATCACCTAATCTTAAAATACATACTGGTGCTCTACCAAAAGCCAAATTGTTAGCACCCTGTTTTTCAAGTGTTGGTCCTTGTCTAGTACATTGATGTAAGAATGTTAATCTAGAATTTAGTCCTTCTGGTGTTGTAGAATGAAAAGCTGGGTGAAAATATCTAATTTTTTCTCTGAAACTATCAAAAACAAATTTATCTTTATCTGTTAATTGTTCAAAATACCTACTTTCATCATACAATCTATTTTTAATTTTTGTGTTGATGTCTCGTGTTGATGTTGTTTGTTGAATTGGTTCTGGTTGAATTGTTTCTGAAGCGGCTAATTCATTACTAAATTCAAAAACAACACTACTTCTCCTATCAGATTTACACGCAAAAGTATCTGTTGCTGCACTTATTCCTGTGATACATTCGCTTTGATTGGCCGTTAAAGCTGTGTTTTTAGGTGTTGCAAAACGTTTGGCTATATAGTCTTGTGTTTTCCCGTTAAATATCCCTAAAGTATTTATTAAATATTTTTTTATACTTTCTGTTCTTGCGTCAGCTAATTTTTTATTAGAATCTGGATTACCCTGTGGGCTGGCATATGATGTTATTCTGATGATACAATGTGGACATTTTTCATCTAAATATTTTGCTAATGCTGGACCATAATTTGGGTCGGAAAATCCGCTATAACTAATCCCATCTAACTCAACGATTCCACCTCGCCAACCATTTAAACCATAATTATGGTCATCAACCCATGGTGTTTGTGATGTCACACCACCGACATATGAACCAATACCATAACCAGAATCATAAACATTATAATCTATCTTTTCTGTTGGTGTTGGTGAACCATTTTTTAAACCATTCTCATAACCCTTAGAAATTATGTCAGTAATATTAGAACCATCATTAGGGAAATAAACTGTAAAACTATCTGGTGCTATTTCGGGAGCAATAACAACTTCTTGTGTTGTTATTTTTTGTGTTTCAGCACCATCACTTTTTTCAGAAACGGTTAATTTATCAGCAAATTTACTTGCTGGGTCAATACAACCAGCAAAAAATGAAGCTACGTAGTTATCATCTGGACCATTAGGGTTCCTAAATCCATTAATGTAGCTAGGGTGGTCAACTATAATACTAAATGATAAATTACCACTTCTTTCAGTGTTATTATAGGTATATATTGGTTCACCTCGACCAATAAAATTAGTACTTTCCCAATTTACGGCTGATGTTTCATTAAATTGAATATTATATGGTGGAAACCACATTATTCTACCTTTTTTACCACTTAATAAATCACCCATTCCTATTTCAACTGGTGGTAAATTAGGACTTTCATCAGCCCAAGCTAAGTTTTCAATTGAAAACATAAATTTTTTTGGGTCAGCCCCAACATAACCATTTTTATCTTTTGTATATGGTGCTATTTTAGGAAAACCGTATTCATCTAAAGTTAAATTTTCAGTTTGAAATCTATATGGGACTGTATCACCAGTATATACCCCCTTGTGTCTTATTAAATTTTTAACACTATCATATCTACCAATTGTTGTCCAACTTCTACAAAAAGTAGAATCTGGGTTTGACAATACATTTACATAACCATTTACATCATATAAATTTTTACTTAAAACAGCACTACCCTTAGAAAGTGTTTTATTATTACTTGTTAAAATTTGACTTGAGCTAACATTAGCTTCTCCTTTTGCTGTTACTATATTTTTCATACCAGCACTTCTAAATAATTTTTGTGTTTTTACTAATAAAGAAGTCTTTGGTAAAATAGCCCCAGTAATATCGATTAAATCAGCTCTTGGTGCACCTTCATCATCTTCATTGATTGTGTTTACCGTACCACCAACATCTGAAGTCCATGTAAAACCAACATCACTTAACTTTCTATTATCATAACCAGTATTACCTTTTGGTCCAGTAAATGTTTCTTCTGGTCCTTTAAAACCATATTCACTAATCATCGCTGAACGATTATAACTAATGCTTGGTATTAATCCATCAGCATTTAAAAAATTTAAAATAGTACCCTTGGTTTTATCATCATAAAAAGCATAAAGATTTGGATTAATTGCTTTTTGACCTTTGTTGTTTAAATATCCTGGTGCGTAACCGCTTCTAAATTGTGTATTTTCTGGTTTATCAAAATCACCACTACCCGTTAAATTAGCATTGGCATTAGCAATCAAAGCCAATGCTTGTCCTTTACCAGTATTTTCAATCATACTATTGGCTCTTTCAATATTACCAGATTGATTTTCTGATGAAAAAATTGAACCAGCTTCAGATAAATAACTTTTTGGTATTGTAAAACCTAATATTCTTGCTGTATAATCACCAGTTTTTCCTAAAGCTCCAGAAGGCATTGTAATTTTATAGTTTGGTCTAAGTCCTGGAAGTGGGCCACCTTTTACCAAAGCTAATAAATTTTCACCAATATTTAAACCACCAAAAAGAATTTGTTCAGCATTAAAAGCAGCATTATTTGCTAACGCTAAAGCTAATTGTTGTCCACCAATTAAACCTAATTTTGTATCATTTACTAAACCAGTTGAACCTAATACTCTACCAGCTAAACTAGCTCTAAAATCAAAATTGGTTACAACACCACCTTTAGCTAATCCTAAGCCTTGACCATTTAATACACTTCCAATTATATTTACAGCTTGAATACCATTTGTGTTACCTCTATTTAAACCACCATAAACATCAGCATATCCTTGTATTTGTTGTGCAAAACCAGCTGGTTGAAGACTGATAAAATCAGCCATATCAATTTGTTTACTTGAATCTAAATATAAATTATAAAGTGTACTTTTCTTTCTAAAACCAGCATGTTCTGTTTTACCAATAATACCAACTTCTTTGATTTGTTCATTTGATGATTGTGGATATGATTGAATACCATTTGGAAATTGAATATCTCCAAAAACACCTTCATTTTTTTGAACATAATCAATATTTTGTAATACAGCTGCATCATCACCATAATTCTTAAATTGATTTGGAAGAACAGCTAATTCATATCTTAAAATACCTTCAACTTCTAGTGGTAAACCAAATGGTGTAACATTAGCATTACCATTGATTGATGTATCCAATACGGGTTCACCAATTCTTGGACTACCATTTAAAGATGTTGAAATTTGTGGATATACAGGTAATAAATTCTTATTTAATAAGAAGTCTCTAGCCCCATACGTAACAGCAATATCTGTTATATTATTTTTTGTACTTGGTGTTGGACTTGAAGTATTATAAAATGGCATAGTATTATTTCTATATAAATACTATTCTACACCAATTTTTGTAAAAATAAATAAATTTATAATAATATTTATAATAATATTTATAATAATTAAAGTATATCTTTTAAATAATATCTTTTAAATAATATCTTTTAAATAATATATTTTATACAAAAATACCGTTTTTTTTTGACAAAAACAAGTGTTTTGTAAAATATATTTAATTTTTTCCACCATTTATTGCTTTTTCTGTTTCAGAATGTATCATTGCAGTCAAGTTTCTTATAAAAGTAGGGTCTTTGGTAATCTCAACAGGTATATTACCACCACCAGGAAGACTCAACATTAATGTACCGTTAATATTGACATCATCAAAAATATGTTTAATAATTTGTGGTTTTTCAACCTTAGATTTTAAACTCTTATCAATAATACCATTTGGTTTCATTGCCAATAAATCATCTTTATTATCAATAGGTGTTACTGTGCCATTTTGTACAATAGCATTTCCTTTTGAAAAATCAGAACCGTAATTCTTACCCATTTCAAATAAACCATCATGTGTTGGTTGGTTCATAGCATCACCAATTATTTTACCACCCAAACCACCAGCTAAACCACCACCAGCTGCTGCTGCTATTACAAGCGGTGTTGCTAAACCTCCAGTTGCTGCTATTGCTGCTGCACCAGCAGCAAGTCCTAAACCAGCCATCCAAGCAGCTTTATCACCTTCTTTTGTTGATTCGTTACCTTTAGTTTCAGAAAACTTACCACCAAGATATTTTCCAAAAGAAATAGCACCTAAAGCAGTGGCAACACCAGCTAATCCAATAGCTATTGGGCCTAACGCAGCGGCCAATGCTGGTGCGGCAGTTGAAAAAGCACCAAAAGCAGAGACAATACCACTTGCTGCACCAGCAATAGTAGCACCAATACTAAGTACCTTAGAAGCAACTATAGCTAAAAGGAATGTCTTAGGAAAATCAAGTATTATACCCCCAAAAAATGATATAACTTTACCAACCATACCAGCAAAAGCAGCAATTTTTTCACCCCATTTTTCTGTTTTAAATTTTTTGACAAACCCATCAATTTTAGGTAATAATTCTTGATTAATTGTTTCAATAATTGGTAGTAAAAACACTTTCATACCATTAATTGTATTAGTTAAAGCGTCATCAAATGTTCTGGCCGCTTTAGCTCTTTCTTCAAGCCCTTTCTTTTCAGCTACTTTACTAGCTAACATAGTCTTATCAGCGGATGATAATGTTTTAATTAGTTTAGGTGTGCCATCAATATTAATATAAGCTTCACCTTTTTCATTAAATTGCGACTTATTAGTTAAATATTCGGCTAATTCTTTATCTTCTTTACTACCACTAAGACTAAAATTCATTTGTGATTTAATCTTGGTAAATTTAGCCGCATTTTTACCAGCTTCAGCTAATTCATCATAAGAAACACCCATTTGCTCAGCTACTTTACGAAGTCTATGCATTTCCAACCCAGAAATTTCAAATTCACCATTTTCCTTGTTAAAATGAACAGCTGATTTAGCTGCTTCTCCAAGTGCTGCTGTTAACCCTTCCATATCGTTACGAGCCATGTACATCAATTTGAATGGGTCAGCCAATTTAGCCCATTCACCACCCATAACTTGCAACTGCGATGACATATCAACAGCACCTTCAATATCAAATAACTTTTCGGCCATATTAGCGGCAAAGTTCATATCAACACCTAATTTAGTTGTTGTTTCTGCCATCTTAGCCAATCCTTTTGCACCACCCTTAAAATTGTACTTATTCAACATTTTTATGTTTTGTTGAATATTTTTAACAACCTTAGATGCATTAAGACCCATTTTATGTGAATCATTAAGTGTTTTTTCAACAAAATCACGAGTACGCTCAGCTGAATATCCTTGATTCTCCATATCAGCAGCCATACTAGCTGCGCCTTCAGCTCCAAGACCAGTTGCGACTGCCAATTGACTCATGGCTTTAAGACCATCTTGAGTTAGGATGACATTCCTACCAATCCCATCAGCATAATCTGACTGCATCTTAGCTAATTGTTCTATATTAACACCAATCTGATTAGTCTCCCAAGAAGCTGATTTGATACCCTCATAAAAACCATTAGTTTCTTTAGATAATAAACCCATGGATAGAGCAGATTTTTTCATATCTGAATCCATCTTAAATAATTCTTTAAAAGGTATTACACCTTTAAATTCAGCTTTTATTGAATTTAAATTACTTTGTATTCTACTAGTAAGTTTTTGAACAGCTGATAAATTAGTTTGCCAACTCATACCTTATATTGATTTATTAATTTTAATTATCGTATCTTTAGTTTCTTCAAGAGTTTTATTAAAATCTATTTGTGATTTATTTTGTGAATTAATTAAATCAATTTTTTTTAGTTCTTGACTTAAAATTTCTTTATTAATGCTTTTAATTTCCTTAATAATATTAAGTGTTCTATCAAGAGCAATATTAAATTTTAATTGAAGTTCAAGTTGTTCTTTTGAAATATTATCCATGTTAGTTATGTTTATATCTATAAATATAAATATATAAAAAAATTACCCACGAATTGTGGGTAATTTTTTTATATAGGTAATTTACCATTATTTATTTGGTTTTTAAGTGCTTGTCCACTTACTTTAGTTGTTCTAGAACCTTTATAATTATTAGATTTTGAGTTTTTTTTCATATCTTCCATTTTTTCTTCTTGTTCTGACATTCTTCTATGATGTCTGGCAAGATAAAAACGTCGTTCGTTAGTGGGCATGTTCATTACGCTGTCATAAGTAAAATTTTGCATTACCTGTGTACAAACGTAAATTTCCTCCCATAAATGGTCCTTATACTCGGAAGTTAGGCCAAAAAAAGTTGACGTTAAGGGGAAGAAAGGTAGTAATAGACCCACCTCCAGGAGTCTGAACCTTAATATTTAAATCCACACCGCTTTCAATTTCATCAACATAATTAAGAAAAGCTTGAGAATCTTTAATCCTCATTGACTCTGAAATCGTGTTTATTGTTTGTTCACTTGTATCGCCATTAACCGAAACAATCATTCTTCTTAATTTGTAGATGTTACTATTATTGACTGGAATACCATTTAAACGGTCTTGTTCAACCATTTCATCAATTTCATCAACAACACCACAAGTTAAAAACTTGAATTTTAATTCTAATTTTGATAACGGTAATGTAAAATTAAATAACCCTTGAGAATCTGGTTCTACACCCAATTCCTTATATTTCAAATCATTTAAATTGATTTCAGTATCAAATGGTATTTCATTCTCATCTAATACAGTTATTGGATACATTTCACCATAACTTGTGGCTCTAAGCCATATCATAATAGCATTTCTATCACCAAGATGTAAATTTTTGTATCTTAAACTTGGTTCTAAGATTTTCCTATCCATTAAAACTTCCAAGAATAAACCACTTTGAAGTAAATTAGGACTTGTTAAAATGTTTTCATCGGCTGTTGTCATATAACCGACTTTAATTGAACTTTTTTTCATTGGATATAATTTACCTTTGGATGGTAATGGGATAACATCATAAGGTGAATTAAAATTTGGTTGACTCAAATTAATAATATACTGTTTTAATTTGTCATCATTTGGTTCGTTCATATTGTTTAATGTATTTGTTGGTGGTTTAATTGGTGGCACATTCGCTGGTGGCTCAACCTTTGGTGGTTCATTCATCACAGTTTTTCTGTTTTGAGCCTCACTAAATTGTTGTTGATATTTATCAATCATTCCATTATTTTTAGCGATTTGTTCGTCACGCAAACGAATTTGTTCTTCGTATCTTTTTTGTGATTCACTTTTTTCAATTAAAGATTCGTCTTTTACGAAACCGAATTCTTTTTTTTGATTCATTTGTTCTTCAGTCCTTTTACGCATCATTTCGACAGCACTCATTTGGCTACCTTCTTCAACGTTACGATAAACTTCTTCAACAGCTACTTTTTTTCTAGCTTCATACTCTTCTAAAGATTTAGCTGTATATTGTTCAATATCTTGGCTATTATTAGAATTGGTGTTAGTTTCCGCTTTATTTGGAAATACATTTGGCTTTTGTTCCATTTTAATATCTTAATTTTATGTTTTTAGGTGTTATTTTTACTTTAATTGTTGATATAGAATCATCTTTATATTCTAATTTACCATAGTTTATTGATTTTATAGTACAATCGATAATATCCCATTTTTCTATATTAACACCAGTTGGGTCTAATAAATATAATTCAAAATTAAAACTTTTAAATGGTTTTTCTAAATTTAATAATTGAAAATGTATTGTTTGTGCACTAGATGGTCCAATAGGGTCGTAAACCTCAAATTCAATATCATCCCATTTATATTCTCTTTTATAAGTAAAACCAAATACCCTCTTTTCAATCAATTTAATTGATGGTCTAGTAATATTTTTAAAAACCCAAGAAGGTAAAGTATCCTTTTCAAAATTAACTATAAAACGATTATTTAATTTAGGTTCATATGGTACTGGCATTTTATTTAGTAATGAAATTTTTTCATTATGAACAGATTGTTTTAATAATGGATTTGGTTTACCAGTTAATTTTTCATATTCTGGATTTGGTTCACCAGTATATGGGTCATATAAGGGTATTTCATTTTTCTTTTTCTCCAAAAAATCATTTATTGATGTTGGGTAGTCTTTATCTTCTAAAAATTTAGAATTAGTATTTTGATTTGCTGGTGGTAAATTTTTATAAAAACTTGATATACCACCTAAACTCTTTACTTCAGTAAACCCACTTAATTTATCGTTTTCCATATAATAACATTTATCGATAAATATACAAATTGAATTTTTTTTGTAAATATTAAATTAAATTAGTATATTTGTAAAATGAGCGTATTAAATAAAAAACAACACAAAATAATTATCAACCTTAATAATAATGGGTTATCTAGTGGTAAGATTGCTGAAAAATTAAACTTAACTAGACAAAGAGTCTGTCAAATATTAAAAATTTATAATATTGATAGTAGAGCAAATAGACGTGAAAAAAAGTTAAATTCACTATCAATTAAAGTATTAACCATGTTAAATGATGGTTTAACACCACAAATGATTAGAAGTAAATTAAATATTACCAATTATCAAGTTAATAAATTATTGAATAAAAACATAGATTTAAGAATTCTTGATAAAGAAAAGATTAACACTAGAAGAAAATTGATAACTGATTTATACAAAAAAGGTAAAACAGCATACGAAATAATTGATATTTTAAACCCAATTTATCCAAGTGTTAAAGTACCAAATGATATTTATAAAGATGTTGATTATAGTAGAATATCTGTAAATAGAGCTAATACTAGAGTAAAAGGGGGTAAGGAATTAAGAAAAATAATAAAAAAAGTTGGAAGTAAACACACGCTTTACGAAACCTTAAATATAGTTAAAAATAAAGGATATAAAAACCTTAATGGTGGTGATTTAAAATTTCATTCCGTTGTTAGATTCTATTACGATAATTAATGTGGCACACCACTTAATATTGAAAATTATTTATGTTAACAAGTGATATAATTAGCTTTGGTGATTTTATAATATATTGTGCTGAAGCTGATATACCAAAGGAAAAGGCAATTGATTTGATGTTTATACTATTAGATGATAAAACAATAGATTCAAAAGAAAGAATAAAAGAAACACTAAATGAACATCTATCAATTGACGCTTATATTAGTATGGTTAACAAACTAAATTTAAATTACCAATAAATAAAAATTCCTTTAATACATTTTTAAAAATATACTAAAGGAATTTTAAATTAGTTAACTATTTGATAAACAAGTAAATAAAAATCAAAAAAGTAATATTGCTCTATCAAAACGTAAAGTTGCAGTAATTTCAGCAATACCGTCATCATCCATTGATAAGTCACCGAAACCAACGTTTGTTAACATTGTAGCATCAAGCAACCATTTTTCGATAACAACACCCGTTGGGTCAAGCATCTCAAGTTCAACTGGACGTTTATAACCAGCTGCATAACCTTGACGACCTGTAATAGATTCTGAGTGTAAACGAACCCATTCCATAACAGCTTGTGCTGCTGAAGGACCAATTGGGTCACGGAAAGTAACATCAATCGGTTCCCAAGTAAATCTACCAATAACCCAAGTAGATGTATTTAAGAAAGGAATTTCAACTTCATTTTGTGTTATTGAAGGTCTTGCCGCTGAAGCTAACCACCATTGTTGGATACCTAAGTCAGCTGGGAATGTAATTAACCAACGATTCTTTTTCTTAGGTTCGTAAGGCAAAGGCATTTTCATTAATAAATCGGCCATATTTTCTTGTTTTTTTAGATATTTATTAGTACATTTGTACTCATAATAATGTTATTTAATAATAAATATACAGAAATGGAAAAACTAACAAAAAAAGATAAGTTTATTTTAAAGTGTAAAAATAAATTTGGTGATAAATTTACATATGGTGATTATATAAATTCACAAACAAAAATTTCTATTTTATGTAATTTACATAAAGAATATTTTTTACAAGTACCAGCTGAACATCTAAGAGGAAAGAATGGTTGTAAATTATGTACTAATAAACATGAGGTTAAACCTATTAAAAAAATATATGATTATAAAAATCAAAATAAAATTTATAATAATGAAAAATTCATAAGTTTAGCTATAAATAAACATGGAGATAAATATGATTATTCAAATGTTAAATACACAAAATCAGATTCAAAGATTAAAATAATATGCTCAATCCATGGCGAATTTGAACAATATCCTTATTCACATTTAAGAGGAAAGGGTTGTAAAAAATGTGGTAAAGAAGTTACAAAAAATAAACTTAGTTTAAATGTTGAAGAATTTATTAGTAAATCTAAAAAAACACATGGTGATAAATATAATTATTCATCTGTTGACTATAAAAATAGTCACACTAAAGTTAATATTATTTGTGATAAACATGGTATGTTTGAACAATTACCATATGACCATATAAGTGGACATGGTTGTGAGAAATGTATTTCAACAATATCAAATCAAGAGTTAGAAATAAATGAATTTTTAAAATCATTGGGGTTAAAAACAATTACATCATCAAGGTCAATTATAAAACCAAACCAATTAGATATTTACATACCATCTCATAATTTAGCAATTGAATATAATGGCCTTTATTGGCACTCTGAAGAGTTTTTAAATAAAGATTATCACTTAAATAAAACAATTGAATGTGAAAAACAAAATATACGTTTAATTCATATATTTGAAGATGAGTGGTTATTTAAACAAGATGTTGTTAAAAGTAGATTAATGAATATGTTAGGATTAACTAAAAATAAAATTTATGGTAGGAAATGTGTTATTAAAGATGTAACTTTAAAAGAATCAGCATTGTTTTTAGAGAAAAACCATATTCAAGGAGTTGTAAATTCATCAATAAGAATTGGGTTATATTATAATGATGAATTAGTTTCGTTAATGTGTTTTAATAAACCAAGACTAGGTATTGGCACCACATATGATGGTTATGAATTAAGTAGATTTTGTAATAAATTAAACACAAATGTTATTGGCGGTGCAGACAAATTACTTAAATACTGCATCAAAACACACCAACCAAAAGAAATAATTAGTTATGCTGATAAAAGGTGGTCACAGGGTGATTTATATGAAAAATTAAGTTTTATTAAATCCCACATAAATAAACCAAACTATTATTATGTTATTGGTAAAAATAGAAAACATAGGTTTGGTTTTAGAAAAGAAATACTTAGAAAACAAGGATTTGACACTAAAAATAAAACTGAACATGAAATTATGATGGAAAGAAAAATATATAGGATTTATGATTGCGGTACAATAACATATAAATTAAACTTGACTTAATCAATTTAAAATAGTATATTTATTATATGAAACTACCTTTAAATAAAGAAGAATTATATACAATTTATCAAGAAAGGATTGATAAATTGGTTGAAGAATGTGATTGGGTCACGGTTATCAATAGTGATATGATTGCTGGTTTTGTCTCTAAAATATTATCAGAACATGATATCCACATTGACTCAGATAAAATTGATGAGCTTTATTCAAACAAGATTAATAGCTTGAATTTAACACTAGAACAATGGAGGGATGAATACGCTTCAAATGTACCTAAAATCATACATTTGATACATGAAGAAATAGAAAATAAAATATAAAATATGGAAGATATATTAAAAGATTTTAAAGAAAATTGGTTTCTTGATGAAACTAATACTGGCATCGCTAAAGAACATTATAAAGAAGAAGGTTTTAAACAAACCATACTTTTTAAAATAGAAATAAAGGAATTAGATGGAAAGTATTTTGAAGAATGTTTAAATACAATTAAACCATTACTAAGTAATGAAAACTTAGTCGTGTGTAATACACCAGTGGTTCGTTATCAAACAAATGTTTATGCTGTTGATGATATTACTGATGTTGAAACTATTAAAACTTCAATAAAAAATGGTTTTATTGTTTTATTATATAAACCAATAGTTGTAGATGGTGAATTGAAATATAAAACACATACAATAATAAATAGCGATAAATAAAATGGAAGAAATTTACACAAATATCATTCATCATAAACCAGTCCCATTCACTGAGTTTAAATCAACATCGCCAATGATGAACCCAATCACTTATGAATTAATCAACCCAGAATTATGGGAAGATGGGTTACATTTACAACCAAATTTAATGGATGAAAATCTAAAAATAAATATGGTATTTGAAGTTAAAGATGGTAAAGTAATTAGGGTATATAAATCTAAAATAGAATAAAATGAATGAACAAGAAATGCGTGAATATTTAAAGGGTAAATCTCAAGAAGAAATTAGAGAATTTATTATTGATAGGTTAAAAAAAATCTGTGAAGAAGCTGAAAAATTATCCGTTAATGATGAAGATTACGAAATGGCTGGTGAATTATTGAAAATTAAAAACAGATTAAAGTAATGAATGTAACACTTACACATAACGGTTTGCAGCTATACGCAGTTGTGGGTTGGCTTTGTGTGTTGGGGAAATTGCGTATAGGTGCTGTTATAGGTAGTGCGGTTAAATTAGATAAAACTTAAATATGGAAAATAAAATTTTTGCCGTTAAAAGGCTGACAAACTTTAGAGAAAAGGAATACAAATGGTGGAGTGTTATTGACTGTGGAGAAACAAAGACAGGTGGCATGACAGTTGGCAACTTTTGGAACAACCATTTTAAAAAGGATGGTAGGACTTATAGATATTATGCTGAATTATTTATGCCACCTACCGACTTAATAGAATGGCAAGAAATAAAAACGATTGATAAAATGGTTACAGTAGTTGATGCCAATGGAAATGCTTTTGAAGGATGGGAAGATAAGGAAGATGGAGGATTAGAAGTATTGATAAAGTTTGCGAAGTTGCTTGGCAAAAATTTGACTATTGATGAAGTGAAAGTTTTAATCGGAGCAGAAAAGTAGCATTAC